CAAAAACTTGAACGATGTGGTGGAGGGAACATCTGAAACAATATGTTCCCCATCAAACAAAGGCCCCATGTTTGCCACCTGGACGGCTTGACCGACAGCCAAGTTGTGCTCGTCGGACACAACAAGATCCGCAAAGTCCCCATTGAGCGCCGCAGAAGTTACACCTATTTGAGAACTCAACCCCGGCTCAATATACGCGTTAGGAAAGTCAAGACCAACAAAGTCTTGCCCCATAGCATCAATAAGGCTACGCACAAAACCATACGTGTCTGCTCGAACGGTCACTGTTACATCTTTAAATAGTCCTGTAGGAAGTTGCCTAATTGCTGTAGCCGCCACAGGAGCCACTGCACGATTCGTTAGAGCCGTAAGCACACTAAACGACAACGCTCCGGCAAGGCTAGGATCTACAACAGTCTGTACGCCATCAAAAGGTGCACCTAAACCAAAAATTTCTACTGTGTCACCAGATTTGTAGTCGTTTTGTTCCCGTGTCGTAAAGGTAGCTGCCCCATTAAGGACGCTCATAGCCACAATATCTGCAAGTGCTCCACCGCTCTGAACATTGAAAGTATCGCGAGTGGCGGCAGGTGCTGAAGCTACTTTATAGAATCCATTGTGTTTAAAGTTTGCAGGTTCAAAGAATTCAAGAGAGACAAAACTTCCCGAAACGAGAGAAGACGTGTTGCCGTTATCAAAAAGCACTGATGACGACATTAAAGGCCGAGATGTCCAATAAACCAAATCAGAAAAGCTGACTTGTGCAGGAAAAACAGCGTCCGGTGTGTCACCAGGGACTTGACCGCTGCCTGCTCCCGCTACAAGACCTAAACGGCAAGACGCTAGTTGAGCCTCTGTAAGGCCGTGCGTGTAGGTGTGAAATACGACCCACTCGTTGCCATCGGGAGAGTAGCTAAATACAAGAGCCAGATTGCGCTCTTCAATGCGAACATACTTGTGTTGCACTGACGAAGTGAAAATTTCAGAGTTAAACGATCCGGCAAGACTAACAGAAGGCGCTGAACCGGCACGCACGTTAACTTCTAACCGAAACCCAGAAGTCAATTCGGAAGAGTCCCGATAACTACCAATAGTAGCAATTTGGCGTGTGGACGGAGTGTTTGTTCCAATAATAACTTGAAACTCTAAAAAGGCTTCATCTGATTGAACATTTTGAGTACCCTCCATTGCTACAGATACGGCAGACTCTCTAAACTCAATATTAGCAATAGAGTTGGAAAAATTTGAAAACGCGGCAACACTTTGCCCGTTACGCGTGAAACTTGCAGTAAATTTGCCGCTTTCAGCAGTTGCTCCAGGGATAAAGCCTGGAGCGGATGGGCTAGCTGTCGCTACTGTCGTCCAATAGGTCGGAGTGAGCGGATTAACTGTTAGCGTGTCGATAACGCTTTGTTTTTGCAGCGCATCTGTTGAAGTAGTAGTTACGGTTGCCCCAAACTGATGATTCCATGTCTTCCAAATCAGTCTGTGGTAAAAGTAGCTGGTGAACTCTGAACCACTGACGTTAAGATTTTTTGACACAACATCGTAAGATCGGTTCCAAATAATGCCACCCCACACGCACACACCATTGCGTACAACATATAAAGCTGTTTTACCTGGCACAGTTGTTTCATACAAATTCAAATACTTGGTGTCTTCAATAACAGGAATATTGCCCGTGAACTCTCCGGCAGCTTTTAGGGCGCGTTTGTACGTCACACCCTGAAAAGGAATCTCAGCAATGACCTCATTGGTGAGAAGGTCTGCAGTGAAATACCGGTAGACGGGTGCTAGTTCTTCGTTTTGTATGTTAGTCATTGTTTACCCAGTGTACCGCTATCCAGACCAGCCCGAGCGGTACAGAATATCTAACTTTGCTCGGCTGTTGGTGCGACGAGTTTTCCCAAACGGATCTAGAATTTGAGTTTCTGCTACAGTAACGCTAGCATCTAGCGAATTGTATGTGACCGTATTAGAAGACAAAACGTCAACAACATTAAAAGCACCATTAAAAATTTGTGCATTAGTTCGGTTAAGAACCGAACCTGAAGCACCCGTCTCTACAACATCTGCACCAACTCGACCATACTGAAGAGTGTTTGATGTTGACCCAGTAACCGTAAGATTGTCACCATTAAACACCGCGTTAGTGTTGTTGGTAACTGTTCCTCCGCTAATTCGTTCAGTCAAATTAGCTGTTGTTTTCTCGTATGTAACTTTAAGCGTCAATGACGGCACATCCGTAATAATGTGTATACCGTTAAGTTCTGGATTTGTGAGATTCAATCCTTGACCGTTGCTGACAGCAGTGTTAACAAGAATGTTAGGAGTTGTTTTACTGTATTGCAAAATTGTAGGGGCAGGCGTTGTTACCGTGTATGTGCCCGAAAGTTCTATGTTAGTTGTATTTGCAATCAACCCAAAGCTTGCAGGCACTCCTGTAAGAGCAACAGGGACACTAGCTCTACTGTATCTAAAGGTGTCTGCAGTCAACGACGTAATGGTGTATGAGCCATTTAATACTGTGTTTGTATCATTAGACACCGACACACTGGCCACTGTCTGTGTTGACCCTGCCCCAGGAGTACCAGAAAATGGCTCAGACAGTTCACCGGACACAGTGCCTTCTGGTGGAAGAGTGTCTGTGTACACATTTCTAGCGGCAACACGAAAAGTGGCAAGAATGCCTGGTGGGAGACTGTCAACAGTGAAAGATGTAGCACCTGGTCGGCCTAGCAGGACGTTTTGCCCATTAATGACTTGAAAAACGTTGTAACCTGTTTGAGAGCCTCCCGGAGGAGTCCACGTTAAAACAAGACGACCCGCAACGGCAGCAACAGAGGCAGCAACACCCTCAGTAGGAGCGTTAGGTTCCCCTAAAGCCTGAGCAGTTGCATTGTTTGAGTTTGAGCTTTCCGTACTGGTTTCGTCAGCAATTTGGTTGCGCGCACGAGTGAAAAATGTGTAGGTTAGTCCAGGCTCTAAGTCATCCACAACAAATGTAGTGACTGACCCAGCAGTATTTCCAAGAACAATGTTGGGCGACCGGTAAACTGTGTACCCAGTAATTCCACCGGCACCGTCAATTGTTGGTGCTGCCCAGTTAAGAGTGATTCGTCCCGGTATTGCTGTACTAACAAGAGTTGTCAAATTTTGCGGTGCAGAAGGAACTCCTGGAGATACAGCAGTGGCCGTGTTCGAGTTAGCACTAAAAACACCGACAGATTGAGAATACGTGTTTTGGGCGCGCACCGCATACGATTGTGTTGCGTGTGCCGCATTACCTGTTGATGCAAACGTTGTTACGTTTCCGCTGACAGAGGCAACCTGTGTTCCGTTGAGGAGGATAAAGTATCCGGAAATAGTCCCAAAGGTACTCGATGGTACAGTCCACGATAAGTCTATTCGACCTAAAGTTGTTGTACTGGCCGTTGCTGTTAAGTTTCTTGGTGCAGAAGGGATTCCTTCAGTTGTTCCAGTACCAGCAGAGTTAAGCGTGCTGTATGGGCCAGCACCGACCGAGTTGAAGGCGCGCGAGCGAAAATAGTATGTTGACCCTTGCGCAAGCCCCGTAAACGTACTCGTTCCGTTAGAACTTAACGTTATTGGGCTAGTAAATGACGTGCTTAAAGACGCTTGAGCTTCAAACCCTGTAAAACCGGTGCCACCGTTGCCGTTAGCTGAGAACCTGTAACGCAAAGAAGATGTGGTTGCAGTGTCAACTGCAACAGATGATGGTGCCTGCGGCACACCGAACGTAGTACCAGACAGAACAGAGCTAGAGGGGCTTTGTCCCGCCGCGCTGTTTGCGAAAGAGCGAAAGAAGTGAGTAGTGCTGTTGGCCAGACCACCAAAAGTTGCCAACCCGTTGTTGGCGGTTATTGTCTGCAGGTTTGCACTAAAACTAGAATTTGTAGAGCATTGTGCTGTAAAAGATGTAGTTGCGGTGCCGTTATCTCCATTCCCAACAAACGTATACCGCAAACTGGTGCCCGTAGTGGAATCTACACCAGTTGATATAGGAGCGTTGGGTGGTTTCGGAATACGTGGCAGTGCAATGTTAGTACTGAAACTAGAAACAGGATTCTGATAAGGCTTACATGATGCTGCAATGTTAATCGTTAAGTTACCCGCACTATCATGCCCAACAACGCGCGACCCAGAGCCTAAAGTTATGTCTCGAACCGTGAAGTTGTTAGAAAAGTTGTACGGGTTAGCGTTGTTGTAAACCAACGCACCTGCGACAGAAGCAGTACCAGCATCTAAGTCGCGGTCAAGAGGGGATGGCGAACGGAACGCCCAACCCATAGTCCAAAAAACGGTTGAAGTATTAGCACCCTGGTTTTGGCTAGAGGTAATGTCTAACCAAACATAGTCACCATCAACCGCGTTACCTTGGTATCTCGTCATTAGAGTGCGTACCTTTCAACGTCAGGGGAGATTGCGGGCACTTCGATAGGTGCCTGAGCTGACAAGGCGAGGCGTGCAATGCGAGCTTCGAACGTCTCAAAGAACGGCGTGTTGATGACGGCCCCGAAACGGGGGGTGGTGGCGTGAATGCGTACAGCGTCAGCAACGGTCACCTGCACTACAGAACGGGACACACCGGTTGCTTTGTCTAACGGGTAAGCGGCGGCAATGTCCACAATTTTTCCGGTGAAGATAGGTGTCAAAGCAGTAGGAGCAATCACCCGCACATCTTGACCAGGCCTGAGCATTCCACCCGATACAGGGTCTTGAGCGTTGAGCAGTGTGAACGTGCAAATGCCTACGTCTGTTTTCACGCCGAGGCCAGCACGTGTACCTCCACGGCGCATGCTGAGACCGGTGGACTCGGGGATGACAGTGGTCCACACTCCAGAAGAAAACGCGACCTGTACATCTACTTGACCAAACAATGCCGTTTCGTTTATCACAGTCGGCCACCCGTCCGCTCATAATCACGGATAGCTTCGATGATGACGCGGCCTGTCTCAGCAGTTGAGTTGAGGGTGTTCACGTTGACGTTGTAAACGTTGCCGCTAGAAGCTGACGCACCCGCGTTGCCACGCACCGACATGGACAGTTCACCGGCACTCAGTGAGCCTGTAAAGCCGTCAGAAACCAAACCGGACAGGTCACCCATGGCCCTGTTAACGATGCGCTTAGAACCGTCTAGGCCCTTAACGAGACCCTTGCCCACATCCAGACCCAAGCCAGCAAACAGCTTGGAAGGGGAACGGATACCGAGGAAGCTCTTAACCGCGTCCACGGCCCCACCAATGAGACCCAACAGGAAGTCCTTGATAGCGCCACCAGCTCTGCGGAGACCAGTCAGCAAACCGTCAATGATGTTCCGGCCAGCACTAACAAGCCAGTTAGCAGCATTCGAAACGAAGCCACCAATTACTCCAGGCAGGTTGGTGAAGAACGAAACCACGTTGGTCCAGAAGCCGTCGATACCGTTCTTCAAACCCTTGATGATGTTGGTGCCCGCTGTTGTGAGGAAGGAGATGGCGTTACGGAACACTTCACTGATCTTCGTGGGAATGTTGCGGAAGAACGCAATAATGGCATCCCAGTTTTTAATAATCAGACCGTAAACAGTCCAATTTAGGAACAGGTCAACAACAAACTGGAGGACACCCTGAAGGAACCCGATGATGTTGTCCCAGGTCTCTTCGAAGAAGGAAGAGATGTTCTCCCACGTGTCCGTGAAGAACTCGCTGATGTTCTCTAGCGCATCGGTGATGAACCCAACAATGTTCTCCCACGCTTCGCGAAGGAACGTGGTGAAGTCTTCCCAAATCTTTTTACCGGTCTCCGTCTGAGTGAAGAAGAAGATAAGCCCAGCAACCAGACCGGCGACAAGGCTAATAATGAGCCCGATTGGGTTGGCCTTCAGAGCGGCATTGAAGAGCTTCTGTACCGCTGTAGCACCCTTGACAATGCCTTGCTTAACAAGGAGTGCAGCGCCGTACAGTTTGAACGCGACAATACCGGCAGCAATAGCAACACCCAACGCGAGCAGTTGGTCTTTATTGGCTTCGATGAAAGTAACAACATCTTCAATGACGGGAGCTAGGTCTTCGAAGATTGAAACCAAACTTTCAACAGCAATAACAGCCACCGGTAGAAGGGCTATCAAAAGGTCCGAAAAGAGTTCCACGGCGATAGGGATAAGAGGTGCCAACGCGTCAGCAATCTCTAGAGCAGCATCAGCCATTCGACCAATAAGGTCCGCAATCGTGGGGAGGATCGGAATGAGAGCCTGGAGGATTGCGCTGAGCGGTGAAACTTCAGTGATGAAGGTGATGAAGTCTGGGATAGCTTCAATAACCGCTGTGATGAAGTCCAGAGCACTCTGACCAACACCCTCAGTGTTGATGGTAGAAAGCCACGCCCCGAACTTGTCAGCGGCAGGCTGAAGCATCACGGCAAGCCCGTCAACGACAGTCATGAACTCACCGAGCAGGCTTGTCAGTACAGGAAGCGCGGGAGCTACGAAAGCGGCACCTAGACGGGACAGAGCCGCTTGAGCGTTCTTAAGGGAGCCGAGGAACGAGCCACCCATCGTGTCAGCGACGCCAGCCACAGCAGGCTCCATAGCGTTGAGGAACATGTCTGAGCTGATCTCCCCCGCTTCAACCATCTTGCGAAGCTCAGGGATAGATACGCCAATTGAATCGGCCAAATATTGCCACACAGGAACACCACGGTCAGCAAGCTGATTCATTTCCATCGTGGTGACTTTGGTGTTGGAAGCAATCTTGTTGAAGATGGCCCCAACGTCCTCCATGGAAGACCCAGAGAGTGCAGCAGTATCAGCAATAGTGGAGAGCACTCGGGTGAGTTCATCACCTGGCTTGATACCAGCCGCAAGAGCGTTAGCGGCTACCGTTCCAGCAGCATCTAAACCAAACGCTGTCCCCTTCACGGAGGCAAGAGCAGACTCCATGATTGTTTCAATTTGCTCACCCGTATAGCCGAGGGCTTTGAACTTAGTGTTGGCAGTGTCAAGGCCAATGGCACGAGAAATGCCACCACCAACAGCAAGACCAGCAAGGCCAGCGCCAATGGCGGCAATAGTGCCCACGGCAACTTTGGCGAGGCCTCCTAAACCACCAAGCAGGCTGGAAGCATCACCTAAGCCTTTTTGGAGACCCTTCGTGTTGGCAGTGATTGAGACAATAACGGTGTTCTTAGCCACGGGGTCTCCTTCCTTTTGATGGTGCCCTGACCCGGCGAGACTCCGGGCCAGGGGGTTTATTTATTGCGCTTACGCGCTTCCCTGGCTATTGCGTCTCGCTCTTCCAGGGTTAAATTCATATATTCAGTTGGACTCATGCTGAGGTGTACAACAAAGCTGGCCATAGTGTCAGCTCTGTTCTTCCTCAGCTTTCGTCTTTTTCCTCAGCATCAGCTTCCTCATCAGAAGTTTCTGCACCAACGCCGAGCAGCGCGTTGGCATCCTGAAGGGTCAAAGCACAGGCTTGATTGAATGTGAAGGTAGGTTCACCGCTGCGACGCTTCGCAACCATGGCGAGAGCGGCGAGGGCCTTCCCTTTGGGGCTGTCACTGTCTGCAATGGACGCGATAGCCAGACCGGATAGGTCTTCGATAAGTGAAATCTCACCCAGGGTGAGGTTGTTGATATCTAACATTAGTTAGTCTCGATTCTTGGTTAGAGGTTGTTTTTGCGGATGATGGAATCAATTCCATCGGTGAGGGCTTTCAGTACTTTCATCTGACTTTGTTTGAGTGCGTCGGTCAGAAACGGTTGTGCACGGGAACCCACTTTTGGGTTTCCGTAATGCACGACACCTGCATAGGGTGCTCTGCGGGCATACCCCGCACGGACCACAGCTTTTGTTTTGCCACGGCCCGCACGGAGTGTGTCCTTCAGTTGACCCGAGTCGTTAGGGACACGAGCATTTGAGATGACGATTGTGCCGAGAGTGTGCATAAGGTCGCGAATATCCGTGGTGTCTTTGTCGAGAGCGGTTAGCTTCGCATTGAGTTCACGGAGTCCCGTAATGAGGACAGTGCCACCTTTTACATACGTCTCAGCCATTAGCTAGATGCCAGCATCCATTGTTGGAATGCCATCAATATCGAACTCATAGTCGAACGTGAATGCGCTCGAAGCTGAGGTTGAAGCTTCACCACCGATGGAGGGCTTAGCGCCAATCGTCAGAGTTCCAACAAAGTGAGGCTGAGAGGCGGTTGCAACAGCATTGCCGTGAGGGGCAATCGTGTAAGGAACAGCGGTGTCACCGGTGTTCTCCCACACGTAACGCCAAAACGACAGCGCGGCGGTGGACTGGACTGCCGAACCGGTCAGCTTGAACTGACGCGTTCCACCTGAAGCTGCATCTTCGAACGTAATAACGTCCGAGTCTGCTTCCTCGTTTTCGATGAGCCATGAAATGACATCGGCGGCGTACGATGCGCCCGGTGAACCGAGCGTCAGGACTGGCAACTTATTGCCAGCAATGCGGGACGAACCCATTTTGTATTCCTAACTGTTGAAGGTCACCGGGGCGGTGACTGTGATGGTTGTGACAAGGCCTTCGGTGTTGTTGAAATCCATTCCGTACGGCTGACTGATTTGCTCAACCATCCATCCGGCGGTTTCCAACGCGTTCAAAGCACCTTCAATCAGCTCATCGAGAGCTGAAGTTTCTGCGGAGTTATCTCCGGTTTGAACACAGACAACAACGTCGAAACGCACGAGGCGTTCTCCGAAGGTTTGTCCTTGTTCGATGTAAGGGGACCCAGACATTACAAACGCTCCGGGGAGCGCCAGACGGCCTGGGATGTGGGTGTACGTGTTCAGGTCGAGGCCAGCTAATGCGTCTACCAGTTCGGTTCTCAAAGCGGCTAGGAAGGTCATCCGATACCAGGCCTCATAAAGGGAGACAGCAGTGGATACGCTGCAACGAGTGGGTCTCGGGCCACTCGTACAGCGGACCCATCTGGAGCCGCAAACTGGGTAATACCGTTGGGGGCGGAACGTCGGTTGTACAACTCCGACGCAACTTCTACATACGCCCGCGTGAGGACGGACACAGGAATATCAACCATGTCCGTCCCCGCGTGGCGGGCAACCAAAGCAACCGCTTCATCAGCGCACGACTCAAGGAACGAAGCGTCACCAGTGGACACGGAGGATGCCCCAGGCTTGACGTACGTCGTAAGAGCGGCAATGAGTTCAGCGGATGCCATGACTGTTATTCCTTAGGAAGCGGCGAGCTTGATAGGAACAACGAACTGAGGAACTTCAGCAGCAATAGCGCCGTAACGGTATGCCGAGAAGTCCTTCGAGAGGTTGATGATGTTCTCGTCCTGAAGCGAGACCATCCCTGAGTCGTACTGACGGATAGCGCGACCGTTGACGAACACAGCCGAATCTCCAACGTGACCGGCATCCAGGTACACGGGGAGACCAGCAAGGTTTCCCGTCATGCCCGGAAGGTTCAACGTGCCCGAAGCGTTCCCATTACCAACCTGGAACACCCGCTCACCAACAATGGTGAGGCTACGGAGACGCTTGAACACAGAAGCCGAAACGATGAGAGCTTCGGGAGCCGAATCCTCAAGCTCGTAACGGAGAGCCGCATCGATGAGTGCGTCTTCCCAGTTGCCAGCCGCCGAAGCGCCAAGCGTCGAACCGAGAACAACAACACCACCGTTGGTAGCAATAGCCGTGCGAGCTGCAACGAGTGCAACGAAAGCGGTACGCAGTTCAACCTTTTTACGGGCAGCAGCAGCAACAGCGAGAGCTTCAAGCGAACGGTTCAAAACCGGAAGGCTTGACCGCTCGATTTGCTGACGCGTGAGCTGCACGTAGCCACCGAAGGTGTGCACGGGTGCGGTACGCGTGGTGAAGGTCACCTTGCCGTATGCGAGGTCATCACCTTCAGCAGCCTGACGGTTGAACTGAACGGTGTTGCTGACCAGTTCGACAAACTCAATGTTGTTGCCCTCAGCAGGAAGCGTTCCAGTTTCGAACACCTGCGAAAGCACACCCGAGGAAGCATCGAAGATGCGGGTCAGGTCTGCAACCCAAGGGGTCTGCAAAGGTGCATCGGCGGTTGTACCACCGGTGTAGGCACGAGCCTGCAACTCAGAAACAGCTTCAAACGTTTCCTTATCACCGGACACGAGAGCCTTCAGGACTTCACCGGCAGAGCGGTGATCGACCGCAGGCGCGGACGGGGTTACAACGGGAGTGAAGCTGTCGAAACGACGGCTAAGCTCCTCAACTTCATTACGAACCTCTACGAGGCCCTGGTTCTCAGCGTTATCCACTGTGTTCCTTTCGATGGGGACCGAGAGGTCCGTGTTTTCCTCACGGATTGTGAGGACATTTGCGAGGGAGTATGCGGGTCTTTCAACCACGCTCACTTCCCTGAGAGAGACGCGGGCGCGGACAATAACGTCCCCGTCCTGCTCATCAGTGACAGGTACAAAGCCCACGCTTAAAGAGCGGAGGGAGCCTGAGCGGAGGAGGGCGAGAGTGTCCCGTCCAATGTCTGAGAGAGCAACGCGGGCTTTAACCCACAGGCCTTCCTCACGGTCCTCAGCAGACTCAACATGTCCAATGAGGGCCTTGTGGTCACGGTAAAGAGAGATGCGTTCTGTGGGGTCAATGGAGCCGCGCTTGAAGCGTTCCTTGAACTTCCCACCAACGGTGATTGTTTGATCCCAGGGGACCGCGATCCCTTCAAAGGTGCCTTCGTCTGAGTCTTCACGGAACTCAATTTCAAAGGTGCGTGTTTGTAGCTCAGACATTTTCAGCCTCTTCCTCTTCTACTGCGGGCACTTCAACAACGGGAGCCTGAGCTTCACCGAGACCGTCAGGGAGAGCAGCCATATTTTCGATATCGCGGACCTCATCCTTTGTGAGGAATCCAGCCCGCAACGCCTGCTCGTGCATCGCATACCGGCTGATCACATCGGGGCGTAAAAGTGCTTCGACATTGAATTTCACTTCGGTTCCACGCGGGAGAAGGTCAGAGAGAGCAGACTCAATTTCTACGATGTAACGCATAAGCGTGTACTTGACGAAGCTTGAATCGACCTGCGACAGATTGCTGTAAGTCATCGAGGTGCCTTCAACGGCGGCGAGCATCAAACCTGCTGGAACACCAAACAGGCGAGCAATAGTCGTTGTAGAGAACTGTTGGTTTTGAATGAACTGAGCATCCTCAGGGTTCAAGTAGACGGGCTGGTAAGACCAATCCCCGCTGAGTACAGCAGTACCCCGCTTGCCGCCCTGAGTGTTATCCCATGCAGTTCTAGCCTGTCCAGCCTGATCACCGTTGAGGTGAGCTTTCGAGTTCAGGATGCCCGAAGGGACAATGCTGTCCTCAAACCAGTTAGCTGAATAGGACTGCAAGTCAAGACCAGTGCGAAGGTCAGCCTGTGCCGCCTGAATCGGTCCACGCCCACGCGCGTCCCCTGGGACACGGGTCAACTTCAAATGTTGCATTTCAACGCGAGGAGTGTAGGAACGGTCTTTCCAGTCGTAACTGGTGATGTTGCCGTCAACGTCAACCTTCACGGCCACGTCATGAGGGTTCATCACACGCATTCCAGAGACACGCCCTTGACCATCTCGGAACACACGCCAAAACGCGTTCCCGTTCAAAGCGAGGCTGAGAGTAGTCATTTCGAGGAACGCAGAAAGTGTTTCGTTTACATCTGGGCGAGACAAAACGAGAGGACGCGGAACCATTTGCACACCCGAACGGTGAGCATCAAGAGACAACTGCATGAGAGACGTTGAGATGAGTTGTGTCGCCCGATAAACGGCGGTAAGGCTGAGAGCTTCACTGGACCCAACAGCACGGGCAGGTGACAGCCTGGAGGGAATACTTAACGCAGTAGAAGGGTCAGACATTAAGGGGTCAACAGAACGCACCTGCGGCTGATTATCAGCGGAAGGTGCGCTCCGACTTTTGGAGAAGATTCCCATATCCAACTCACGTAAGGACAACAACTTGTCTATCCCTCAATTATACAATGAGAATATGAAAGTGATTCGGTTAGAAAACCCCTAAATGGAAGTCTTCTGTCTGCTCCAAAACAAGAGTCCCGAGGGCGGTAGCCATAACCGCATCAATAGCTACAGTCGAATTGGCTTTGTCAATCCGGTAAACATCCGCTGTAGTCTTCCGCACAGTGCGAGGCATTTGCATAGAAAGCAGCGGATCATTGGCATGCACAATCTCACCCTGCATAACTTTCATATACAAAAGTGATGCAGAGTTGAATGCGTCAGCCTTAGTCCCAATATGAACGGGATACCCGCGAGCTATCAACTCTTTACCCACAGCACGAAGCTTCATCCCGTCCATAGCAAACTTGGATGGAGCGTGTGTAAAAAGTGTTTCAGCAGTTCTAATAAGTGTTTCGTGTTTGGGATAAACAAACCATGCAACCAGTTCTGTGTGATGAATCCCGTCCGGAGTGCGACGGTGCGCGGTAACACTTGCGTACGCATCATCAGGACTCACATCAAACGCGAACACGAGAGGGCCAGAAGTTGGGAAGGTGTAACTGCCTGACTTCGCACACGCGTTCCACTTCTCCCCCGGCAGGAACGGGTTGAGGGAGGCAACGAAACGGTTCAGGCGGTAATGGATGAGGTCAGCCTCACCCTCCGTACCGCCCGCCATACTGCGCACACTGGCAATCTCATCAGCGACAGGTCTACGCCCTTCAGCAACAGACGGGTTAGCGAGAGAGAGGAACAGGGCAAGCTCAGCATCTGAAGAAGGAATGTAAGCGGAAGGGGCTTCCCAAATGAAATACCCGAACCTTTCGGAACCCTTCTCAGCCCGCTCATACAGGGACTTCAACAGGTCCGACTGTTCATCCCCGGCAGTAGTAATGCCGAACACTAAGCCGCGAGGCTTGGCAGCGATACCGTTCACTAAGTCAGTCCACAGGGCAGGTTTCGTAATGTGCAGTTCGTCAATGATGCCAATCGAGGTGGCAAGACCCTGCACGGCAGCAGACTTGGCAGCTTTAATTTCGTAGCGGGAACCGGTGTGTGTTCCAATCCCTCGCGTGTCGGTCACCTTCACGAACCTCTTAGCAAGACGCGGGTCCGCTTTGATTATGCGAAGCAAACGGTCATACACAATGCGAGCCTGCTCAGCACTGGAAGCCAACCCAATAACAAGGGCACCCTTCTCCCGCAGGAGGCCGTACACGGCAAGGATTGAGCCGATAACACTCTTCCCGTTCTGCCTACCTACGGACACAAAACACTCCCGGTAGCGGAGCTGTCCCGCCTTCTCGTGTCCTTCCGGATACAACTCCAAGACATGCCGAATCAGGTCACGTTGCCAACGGTCGAGGATCATTGGTGAACCGTCATCGTTCTTCCACGTGAGGTCTACAAGGCGAAGCAACCAATCCCCGTCAGAGGGGAAGTCGTCACTCAGTGGAGCACTGAACCGAGGGGGAGGCCAGCTATTAGCCAGCGTCAGGGATGAGGTTGTCAAGTTCGTCAACCTCCTCAACAACAGCCACCGGTTGACGTTTCAGGAGAGACCGATAGGTCAACCCGTAACTGTTCGAAAGGGCAGCTAAATATTCAACATCCAACTGTTTCGCCATCATGCGAAGAGAAGCCACAGCAGGTGCATCTGCTGCAGTCAGCCACGCTGAAGCGTCTGTTAAAAACTCTTCAGTTGCCTGCACGAGAGTCTGTTGCTTAGTCATACGGTGATGCTCCTATTCGGAATGTTCTGAAACCCATTCGGTATGAATGCTTTCTGGGGCGGGGTGAGGGTGATGCCCCCCAGAAAAACCGGGGGGTGAAGGGGAGGCAATTCGTGCTCTGATCAAGGGTTTTGTGTCAACCAGGCAGGGTTGAAACCGGTTGTTCTGATCTGTTCCCTGTCTCCTTTGCGTTGATTACATGTGCGACACAACACGCGGAGGTTGTCTATGTGGTCTGCTCCCCCTTTACTGCGGGGAACTATGTGGTCTGCTTCATTGCCATACCCTCCACATAACACACACACGTACCCGTCCCTACTAAGGAGGCTGGCTCTGAGGGCTATCCATGCAGGGCCTCTAGCTGAGCCTTTAGCCATGGGTAGGCCCTTGTAGGGAGGCTTCTATGTGGCCCCCTTCTGGGTGTACGCGCATGGTGAGTGTGTATCCGAGGGTGCCCATGGTGACGAGGTCTTGTGGGGTGAGGGTGCGTTCAGGCATTAGCTTTTTTCTCCTGGTAGAGGTCTCGTGTGCGTGCTTGTTTGCAGGGGGTGCATTTGACGGCTTTGGGTTTGTCGTATTCGCTTATGGAGACGGCTGTTTCGCAGGTTATGCAGACACGAGTTTCACGGCTTTTTGGGTAGCCCCGGTTGTCCTTTTTGGCGCGCTGATATTTGACGGCTTCCACGAAGGCGGCTGAGATGGGGAAGTCGTATCCGCATTCGCCACAGGAGGCTCTGTGAGCGCCCCAACGGGCTGTCCCTTGTACTACTCTGATGTCAAGCTTTTTGGCTCTTAGACCGCATTTGACGCAGGCTGCGCGGTTCATTTGAGCGTTGGTGGGTTGGAATCCGAAGAGGACGAGTCGTCGTCGTCGCATTTCTTCGTTCATGCCACCCCACGTGCCGTAAACCTCTTTAGTGTCAATGGATTGTTTGAAGCAGGCTTCTCGTATGGGGCAGGGTCCACAAAGTTTCACGGCAGGGTTTTGGTTGTCCACGAAGAATAGGTCGGGATTGTTTTGGCATGGCAGTCTCGGGTGCATAACTCAATTATGACAGGGTTTCATCTTTGTGATCGGAGCGTTCCAAAACATTCCATATTGTTTGTTGCCGACTGCTGTGGCTTGTTGAAACTGATCTTGAAACACTTTTCGGTAGGTCAGTTAGGGCAGGTAGGGCAGGTAAATTTGCAAACCTCTTTTACTACCCCCCTACCTAATACTTTTTGTATTAAAGGGTGCCCTTCTGCCCTTTTCTAGTATTCATAGAGGATCGAGGGGTGGTTGAGGTTGCCCTTCCCCTGCCCTTTCACTTGCCCTAGGCCACTCGTGAGGGGTTCTTCCAACGCACCCTCTCCAACTTGACGAAACCCTTTTGTGGGGTACATTAGTGAAGACTCCTCACTTACATGCGACAATAGATACAGATGACCTACGAATCATCTGATGATTGTCACTATTTTCTCCGCGGCGAAGCTTCGTAGGTCCTTCGCCGCGGAGAGCACTATTTACGAGGAGTTACACAATGAGTTCCGACAGCTACACAGCACCAACGAAGAGCATCACGGCCTTAGAGCCAGGATGGGTATTAACCGTCATCCCACAAAACGCCAACGGTCAAGACCTGACACACCAAGGTCGACTGCTTGGCTACAGGGTCAGCAGCGCAGTGACTGAGCTAATGGTCAACAGCAACGGCTCACTGTTCTTTGTGCCGGTGGAGGGTTTCCCCGTACACATTGAGTACGACATGGAACAGTTCATGCGACTGCAAGAGAAGTGCGGCCTCTGATGGACAGGGCACTCAGGGCACGTAGGGCACTTGTTTTGCACTCTCTGCTCAGTACGTATAAGCGTCTGTGTCTCCAGTTTAGAGATAGAAGTGCCCTAAGTGCCCTGACAGGGTCAAAAACGCCTGAATCATTGGGATGCGAGGCAGGGCACTTCTCGTTTACAACGTGCCCTGTAGGGCACATAACGTGCCCTGAAACGGCGGTTTCTCATGTCTGAGGTATACAAACTGTCGCCGGAGGCTTTACAACGTGCCCTGACAGGCACTCCGCAGGATCGACAGGACTACTGCGATGCACTCCTTGCGGACTCCACAATTCTGATGGAACAGCGTCTTGAAATTGTTCGGATTGTGTCTGCCCCTTCTCTGGTTGACGTTGTGGCTGGAATTGCCAGCCCACCTGCAACCGGCTTCTTTGAGAAGGGCAAAATGTTGACAGCCAACGTTGCTGAGGCAGTGCGGCAGAACATTGCTGTTGGTCCAGGTGATTCGTTTTACCTTTACGACGGTGGCGTGTGGCGTTCTGAGCCTGCTGAGGTTGAACGTCGATGCGTGAGGATGTTGGGGAACAGTTTCGTGAAGGGTCAAGTTGCAACAGTTTCTACTGCTGTCATCCACCACCCTCAGACTCCTCGCATTGGGGTTCGCCCAGATTCCCGATACATCAACACACTGTCAGGGTTGTATGGCTGGGAGGCCAACACGATTGAGCCTCACCGTGCTGACGCTTTGAGCACCATCCAGCTTCCGATTGTTTATGACCCTGACGCTGAATGTCCGGTGACGGATGCTTGGTTGGCTCAAATTCTGGACGCGGACGTTATCCCTGTTGTGTGGGAAGTGTTGGGGTATCTGATGATGACCGGCAACCCGCATCACGTGGCGGTGTTGTTGTATGGCCCTGGCGGTACTGGCAAGAGCACCTTCTTGAAGTTGGTTGAGTCTCTGATTGGTAGCTCTAACCGGTCTACTGCCAGTTACACACAGTTGACGGGTGACAAGTTCACTACCGTTCAACTGTTGGGGAAGCTTGCGAACCTTTGTGGAGACATTACGGGTTCGTTCAACGCTGACACGTCCACCTTTAAGGCGTTGACTGGTGAGGACAGTGTGACTGTGCAACGCAAGTATGGTCAGCCGTTTGACATGTTGAACTTTGCTGTTCCTGTGTTTTCAACGAACGAGTTCTGGCCTAGCTCTGATACGTCAACTGGTTACTTTGACCGCTGGTTGGTGCTTCCGTTTCTCCGTCCCGTTTCGGGGAAGTTTGATGAGTCAACATTGCATGCTGAAGCTTCTGGCATTTTCAACAAGGCTGCAGGGGCTTTGCGGGCTTTGCAGGCTCGTGAGTCTGGGAAGCGTTCAACTCGCTTCACCCAGTCGGCGTCGGTAGCGGCTGTGAAGGATGAGATGCGCGGTATTTCTGACTCTGTGTTCATGTGGTTGAAGGAGGACACAGCGGTTGTGCAGGATGTAACGAAGATGGGCATCCGTAGTGATGTGTATTCACGTTACGTTTTCTGGTGTTGGGATAGCGAGTTGGGCGGTGGTATTACGCCTGTTGGTGCTCGTAAGTTCTGGCCTAAGATTCGGTCAGCAGGGTACATTGACCACAAGTCAGACGGTAAGCGTTACGTTGTTGGCCTTCACGTAGCTCAAGAAAAAGTATCGGCTTAGACGCACCAAACCCCGCCTTAGGACGACAGGCGGGGTTTTTGCGTTAGGTGATGTGTACCCGTTTGGCTCCTTTCCCACCTTTAGCAACGGTGACGGTGAGGGTTCGGGCGAGGTCCCGTTTCTGTTCAACGGTGAGGGTGTCAAAGTATGCCGTCCACGCTTCGGTGAAGTTCATGCCGGAGTCTGTTGGCCCCACCATGAGCGCCCCAATGCGGGCAGCTTCTGAGGTTGCCGTGCGGTATTCAATCCGGTCTTTCTCCAACTGATGGATGGTTGACGCGAGCAGGGTGAGTTCTTTTTGCACACGGGCACGGTCAACGCCTTCCATGAACAGCAGTTCTGTTGTTGCTTGCCGCCCTCTGACAGCTTCTGTGAGGGCATCTTCGATGCCTCGCACCTTCTCAACTCCGGCTGCTTCTACGGGGTTCCAGCGGGCGGCTGTGTTGGCGTTGTAGTACAGGCGGGTTCGGATTACGTCTTCGGCTATGTGTTTGGCTATGGACACGTGGCGGGCTGTGTCGGTTGCTTCTCGGGTGTGTTCAGTGCTCACACGGCATTGGTAGAACTGTTTGCGGGCGAACATGTCAGCCCCGCACACGCCACATTTCATGACCCCTGCAAGCCAGTTGACGGTGACGGGTCTGCCTGTTTTGTCAGGGCGGAGGGTGAGGCGGTCACGGACAGCTTGTAAGTCTTCACGGCTGATGATGGGTTCAATTTGGGATACCCCGTCGAGGGGTTCCCCTAAGTGTTCGAGGATGCCAGCGTTACGCCACCGCCGGAGCACATTTTTGATACCCGTTGTTGACCACGGTTTTCCTTTAGGTCCGAGGAGGCCAGCCCGGTTCCAGGTGCGTTGGATGGAGTGCAAAGATTCGCCTGCGAGGAGGGCTGACACTCCCTCCCGTAGGGCGGTGGCTTCTGCACGGTTCACTATTAGCCCACCTCGTTCCCACCCGAACGGTGTTCTACCGGAGATGGGTTTACCTTCTTCGAGCCGTTGACGGTGTGCGGCTTTGATGCGAACAGATTTGAGTTCCGATTCGTGGGCGGATACGTCAACTTTGATGCGGAGAAACAGCCTCCCGTTGGGGCTGGTGAGGTCTACGGAGTCGTGGACGGTGAGGAGGTTCACTCCGGAGGTTGCGTTGAGGGTGATCAGTTTCTCCCCATCTTCGGGGCGGCGGATGAGGCGGTCTAAGTCCCACGCTACGAGTACGTCGAACTCTCCGTTGGCTGTGCGGTCGAGGAGGTCTTTAAATCCGGGGCGTGTTTTGCGACTGTAGGAGGATGCTGAAATGTCGTTGTCTTCGAACTCTGCAACGACGGTCATGCCGCCGCGTCTTTCGAGGAGGTTGAGGCATTCTGTGCGTTGCCGTGCTACTCCTCTTCCTAGCTTCTCGGAGTCTTTGGATATGCGGAGGTAGAGGGCAGCTTTCAACATGCCCCTTATCATAGGTCAGCAAACAGCACTGTCACGGGCAAAATCAGGAACACCAGGGGCACCAGCATTGCGACTTCGCGCGTGCCAGCGGCTTCGAGCAGCA